TCTTACTGGCTTTTTCGAGGAAAGTGCTGCCATCTTTACGATGAGAGACATCTTTACCGTCGCCATTGCCATAAGTTCCACGCCGTCTGTTTTCAGCTTTCAGCTTGACACGTCGGTCAACTTCTTTTTTCTTTTTGTTGTACTTACGCTGGTAAGCACGTTTTACCATGAGGGATCTCCGGTTGCCAGCGTAGTGGGCAGAGGATTTACCGGACTGATGAGCCATAAAGACGCTTTTGTACCATTTCAGGGTCAATTTCTGGCATAACGTTTGCCAGTTTAGACAGCGGGTTACCATCGTATGCAACACCGCTAATGTCGTTAGCCTTCAGCCAGTCACATGCTGCCTTCAGGTCTTGTGTAGTAGCTTCGCCCGACTTAATACGAGCAAGAAACTCCTTTGTAATAAGGTTATGCAGTTCGTTAAACTGATCCTCTGTTGCTTTTTTCTTAGCCATTTCTAAGAACTATTTGGTCTAGTTTGTTTTCAATACGTACCATATGGTCTTCCATGCGGTCAACCATAGTTGCTAAATCTGTTTTGGAAACGTAGTCCTGAGCAACACCCAGCTCTACACCGTCAAGACGACGGTCCAAACCACTGATTCGGTCGTGTACGTTATTGATTCTTTGGTGTAGTCGGTTGTTCAGGGTTGCTCCCGCTGCTATTACTGCTATCGAGAGGCTTACTATTGCTTCCAGCATTTATAGAAACGATTGGTACGATGTCATGACACAACACTTCTACCCTGCTTCCAGGACGAAAGGTAAAACCAGCTTTCATAATTTCCGTACATTTAAGTGCACGCACCATTTCGTAGTTTAACCTCATCTTTTGTTCGTGTCGGTTAGCTATCTGTTTGCACAGTTCTGTCATACCACCGTCTAGCGGTATCATAAAACTCATTTGCATACCATAGTTGTTAGAACGGACGTATCCGTCAGCTTCATACGGTATAGTGTCGTTGCCCATATAAAATGGACTAAACGTCATAGTAGCCCCATTGCACGAACTATTAGGACCAAATATTTGTCTACTTGGTGCACCATTGTTCTGGAATTGTACAGCTTGGTTGGTAACATTACCAGTTGCGGCTGCTACAGGGTTAGAAGTATTCTGTACTTTAGGATCTTCTGCGTAAGCAGGTGTTACTGCGAGAAGATAGAGAGCGAGGTAGTGGTAGAAGTGGATTCGATGGTTTCTGTAATGTCGATCGTTTCTACAACGCCTGCGTCTCGTGTTGTTATTTCTAGAGAGAAAGGATCTCCAGCCGTGGTTACGGAAAAGGTTGTACTGTCGCCAGCAATATCTGAGCTGGGAGTTACGTTTGATCCACTCCATGAGTTGTAATCACCACCAAAGACTTCAGTCTCGATAGTACGTTCAATGTCAATCGTGGTGGTGGTAGTCGATTGCATTGACCCCTGGGTAAACTGCGGGGTAACAGTTTGAGCTGATGCAGGCGCAGCCAACAGCAGCAACAGAAGTAGCTTTTTCATTCCTTTTTTTCTCGTGTAATAGAAAAAGTTGCTAGAGTGCCGCTAAGAATTGATGCGACATAGGTGGGATCCATCTTCTCCATCCAGCCTGCGTAGCTAGCAGTCAGGAGTCCGGCGGACCAGACAAGGACGACGAATTTGATGAACCCTTCCGTTTTGTTATTTTTGTCCATGCTTGTTTAAGGACGGGCTTCATTACATTTACAGTCCACTTAAAGACTGCTGTTGCTGTAAGGGTGGCCGCAACAGACACGGTAGCTGTAGTACCAGCCGTGACAAGTATTTCGTTAGACGGTAGAGGCATAGTTACATCCGTAAATGGGATGTCTACCTCTCGTGTGTCTTGAGGAATATCCGGTAACTTGACCGGAGGAGGTTTTGGTTTTGGTTTTTCTTTGTCGGATTCTGTTGTTCCTTTGACTCCCGGAGGTGGCCGAAGGTCGCTAGGAGGCACCACAAGCGGCTTGTAAGATGGCAAATCCGCTCGTGGGACATCTAGTACCGGACGGGGTAAAACAAGGGGCTCAGGGAGCCGCAGAGACGGTAGTACCGGCGGCTCTCCTAAGTCCATTATTTAACCGGGAAAAGTCCGTTACGGATAAACTCAACAGCTTTGTCATCGACATCGTTGTCGGTAGACTCAGCCAGTTTGGTCAGCATATCAACGATCAGCAGTTTGACTTTTTCAGACTGCAGAAAGGAAAAAAGGATTGGACGGATAAGGGTGATCATTGTGCTAAAAGGTAAGGGTTATCAGGACCAGGGCTTGCCGGATCCAACGGTAGGTGTAGCTTGCTCAGTCAGTTGGGCTTCAAGTGCTGCAGCAACTTCTGCAACCTTTTCTTCACCCAGGGCTGCTTTGACCCAGCCAACGACAGTCTCTTCAGTCAGGTCAGCATACGGAGTGACCGCATCGCCTTCAAGACCAAGAGAACCATAAGCACCAGCAGAATACACTTCGTCATCAGAACGTGCATCAACGGTGTAGTGAACAGTAGAAACGCGACCGTCAGCAAGAGTGCGGTCGAGGTTAGCAACTTTCCAAGTAATAGTAGACATTGTTAGTAAATAAAAAATAGAGTGGATAATTAGCAAGCCATCAGCACACAAGGTACGCAATAGCTGCCGTCTGAGTAAGTAGTAGAAACCGTGGTGCTAGTCACCTTGGCGATGGTTTTGGAACGCACGATGTCATCATCCTGCGGTTTTGCCGTTCCATCACCAGCAGACATCAGCAAATCACCGCGTGCAACGGTTGTGCCCTGTGCAATGCGGATCACAAAGTCACCCGTCATCGCGCAATAGAAGTCGTTGGTGTAGGTGTCGTCGTCATCGTCCCAGTTTTGGAAGACGCCAGACACGTTGACATCACCTTCGACATCGCTGATCTTCATACGGTTCAGCTGTTCGTTATCTTCTTCACCCCATTCGCACATCTCATCAAGGTTGCTCAGTACAGAGCCACGCAAGATCTCAGTTCGTTCTGCTCCAGAAGCAAGCTGTGACCAACGGGAGAGGTGAGCACCGTTGTACGAAACAGTGGTGCCAGAGACAGAAATACTACCTTCTAAATTTGTGTTTTGATAAAACTGACATAGGTTTCCATCATTAGTAAGTCGGTTGATGTTAAGTATTGAATTACCATCCGCAGCGCCGTTAAATCTTCCATTCTCCATCATCATGGCGCCTACAGTTGAAATACTGGTAGTAGGCGATGACCCCTTCCCAACCAACCAATTGCCTTCACTGTCCAATCGAGCCCGCTCCGTCGGGCTGCCCGAACCAGAAGGTGTCGTCTCAAATGTCATGTAGGTCGGCCTCGATGATCCCGACCAGTTATCGTTTGTAAAGGCTTTAACTGTTGCTGTATTTGCGCTACCCTCTCCAAAATTAAGTGAGCCAATATGTTGATTCGCTCCAGAAACACCTGCGCCTTTTTGCAGTGTTAGTTGTGCCGCCCCAGTAGCACTAGAGGCGTTGCCTTTAACGCATATGAGTCCTGTATTGGAAGTTGAAGTGCTCCCCACCAACAACCGCCCAGAGCTATCAATACGCATCCGCTCTGCGGCAGCTGTTCTAAATCCCATTGCATTGCTGCTCTGGTAATAAGCAATTTGCCCAACATCGGCATCATCAGCGTCTCCCATTTCAAGGTAAGACGCTCCGTTTGTACCACCTGTAATCCTTAAAGTGGTGGAGTTGCCACTTCCCACAGCACTGTTGAGAATGACTTCCCCAGAACTGGTAACACGGAACCGCTCACTGCCTGCAAGATCTAACCGAAGTGCTGAAACACCGTCAGAGCCATCATGAACAGCGTATAAAATTCCATCACTTGAGCCGCCATTGCGACGACTAAACTGAATCATTGGCGTTGTATTGCCGTTTCCGCCATCTGTAGAATCGCGGATATGTAATTTAGCGTCGGGTGAAGATTCACCAATACCAACCCGCCCAGAGCTGTCGATCCGCATCCGCTCGGTGCTGCCAGAAGTTTCAAATCGGATAGAATCTCCAGATTGAGCCGCTGCAATCTGCAGTCCAGCCGCATCTGCGAAAACCCTGCCATAAATGTTTCCATCACTTCTTTCAAGATCAATACCAGAACCATCAGACGCTGTTGAACCACCAATAGTGACTGTGGTGTAATTAGAAAAGGAATTCGGTGTTGCCCCAATTCCAACATTTCCAGAGCTGTCGATACGCATCCGCTCGGAACCATTAGCGCCAAGACGAAGAGAATTGTCTGAATGCGAATAAAAAATATAACCAGCGGTATCATTACCATCATCAGCAAAGCGAATAGACCCAGCAGCTGATGATGCCACGGTAATTCCACGTTCTCCTGAATCAGTACGTGCGCCAATCTGCAAATCGTCGGCATTGCTATTTGCAGTGCTGGAGGTAGCTGCAACCAACAACCGCCCCGAGCTGTCGATGCGTAGGCGCTCATTGGCGCCGCCGGTTTGGAACGCAATGTGACCATCGCTTTCTCTGTTAGCTAATAGAACTTTTTGCTCAGAAGCATTCTGATAAACCAATCCGCCTGAGGTATCTGCTCCACTTAACAAGCCAATTTCGGCTTGACTTGCATGAGACAAGGTTAATTGACGCCCAGGCGACGCCGTCCCGATTCCAACCCGGTT